TCATTCCCTGCGGAAAAACTAGACATATCATCCGCAAAGCCGGTTGTGATATCGCAGGTATGCAAGGCTTGTAAATCGGTTGTTCCATCCGCCCTTTTATANGAGAATGTTCCAGGCATATTTTATTCCCATGTTTCTATCGTTATCTTTGTGTGGGGTGTTGTTTGCACTGTAACATGCGAAGGTTCAGACGGGCTTGTTCCATCATAAACCAAAACAGTATCGTTTGAGAAAAAACTTTCATTTCCTGAGGTATCATATGCGGTGAGATTGAAAACGTTATCCCCCTCAACAAGACCTTCCGCTACGAGCTCTATACTGGTTGCCGTTGGGTCTGAAACATCTACAAGCAGTTCTTTCGCAAGATAAACCCTATAACCGGCGAGGTCATCTTCTGTATTAGCCGTCCAGGAAACTCGTATACTCCTACTGATCGTATCTCCGGGAGCAGCGAATATTGTTGTTGAAGAAAAAAGGATCAGAGCTATCAATCCCGTTATTATCGCTGTTGCTACTTTTATTAGTCTCATCAAACATACCTCTTATTTTAGGTTATAGTTACTTGAGTTCAACTCTTTAACTGGTGTTCCATCACTCCAGATGCCCATGAACCGTTGCTTATCAGTATTGTCCAATCCATACTCACGGTTTTTACCGTAAAAAGCAGCATCAGTCAACCCATCGAAAAGTTTCCATAAACCGTAATAATCCATAGCGTCAACCACTCTTCTACCGGAAAAGACTTTTGTGAACCCGTTGTATCTGATTGTCTTAATCTTTCCGTTTATGTTCGATATGCTATCATAATTGGATACCGGTGATGATGCCGCAAAATGATCAGCTACCAAAGGTGGCCACCCAAGGTTATCAGACCTCAGTAGAATATAGTTTTTATTCTGTGCCGGAATAGTCACACTTCCCATGAAAATCTTTTTGGCGTCAATATCTTCGACCACCCANTCCCTGTCTCCAGCAACAGATAGAAGTAGAGTGTCTCGGTGAATGCCTCTAAGCCCTTCGAGGGGAATATTCTTACTGGCTCTTTTTTTCCAAGTCACCCCCGGGAATACGCACATTACTGCTCCGGGGGTTGGAATTCCTCTCTCACTTGCAAGCGCAGCCATGTTAGCTGAGATGATACCTCCGGCGGAGTGACCTACCACAGCAAACTTGGATAAGTCAGGGGTAACATGTCCCGCCCCTGTCTGTAAAATAGAGATTGCATTTTTTACCGATTCAATCGCATTATGCGTGAAGTCTTTCGGCAACGTTAAAAGCCCTCCCTGATACCTGGGGAAGATCACAATGTTTCTGCGCTTTACAATGTGATCGATCCATGCTCCGTAATTCCCTGGCGTCATCGCTGACCATCCGTGGTTGAACACTACAACAGGCGCTTTGTCGGGTTTCGGTTCATCTGGCTCGAAAATCCAGAACTCGTCCTTTCCTTTGTTGTAGTGAAACATCGCAACAGCATTGTGCTTGAAACCATTGTCGACTATCGGTGTATTCGGTTGTTCCGGTTGCTGCTCCTGTCTGGCTTCTGCGTAAACAGCGGGCAGCATCACTAACGCTGCAAAAACTATAAGACTAATAACAATTAATTTTTTCATAAAATTTCCTCCTCTGTTTAATCGGGTATAAACCGCATATACACGCGGTAAACGTGATTGTTTTTCTTTGTGTAGTCGTTAACTTCGGTTGGAGAAGGATGCTCTAAATCATAATTTTCATCTACCAATCGCAGAACCGAAGCATAATCGCTGCAAATCCTTGACCTGCCAGGTATCTGAAGCCATCGCAAACCTACTGCCAAACCAACAATTTGTAGCGGGTCGTACAGTCTCTTGTACCAGGGTCTGCCCACCTCAGAGTTAAGATACCTTTTAATTAACCCTCGCTCGTGAATATTCCACGCAGGATTGGTTATAAGTTTTACCCTGTGATTTCCGGATAAATACTCTTTTGCCGGCACTCGACGTAAAGTCCAATCCTGAGAAATAAATACATTGGGCGCAACATACCACATTAAATGGTTATAGGAACCTTTCTCATGAAGCTTGATGCCGGCAGAAAAAAAAGATTGCATATTGTCCGTCAGCGCCAGAAAGGGAAAATCTTTCTCCGGAATCCTTATCACATCTAAAGCATCAGTTGTTAATGAATCCACAGTACCTCGCTATTAATCTTCTTGCTTCTGTTTTTGATGTTTAACGTCAAGAACTAAACGGGTTGCCTTAGCTGCAGCCCTGACCCTTGGATCAGGGGAGACCGAAGCCATATTGATAATGATATCTTCTACCTTTCTAAACTCTTCACTTGTTGTTGTTGCTTTTACCTTTTTTAACAGACAGGTTAAAATTTGTGTTTTCATATGCTTAAAGTTATCCCTTGTTTAATTGCTTGCGCTAATTCCCTCTGATTCTCGGCCTCTTTTAAAAAACCTCTCTCAATGTTATTTGATAAGAAACCACACTCGATTAGGACTGCTGGCATCCTGGTATTCCCTAAGACATAAATGTCCGACTTCCTGATGTCCCTGTGCCTCATCTTAGGGAATCTCTTTACCAGTTGAGAATCGATTGATTCCGCAATGACCGCGGACATTAACGAGTGCGTTGTGAAGGTGTGGACTGTCATCCCCTGCGCTTCCGGGTCTGTAAAAGCATCGCAGTGAATAGAGATAAATAAATCTGCCTTTGCCATATTGGCAGTGAGCGCAACCTGATATAAAGAGAAATATTCGTCCTTATTCCTGGTTAAAAGCGTCCGGTACCCGTTTAGATGAAGCTCATAATCTAAATAAAAGGCAATCGCAAGGTTTATGTCATCCTCGTCCACTCCATGATATGAGGCACCGTCATCATAGCCACCATGCCCGGGGTTTATGCAAATAAGTTTACTCATTGTTTGTTAATATCCGCAATAGCCTCTTCTATTATCGATTTAAACTCGTCCTTCGTGATTAAAGACCGCTTAAGGTTTATTATCTCGATTTTGTTTTCGCTGGATAACACGGTATTAGTCATGATTTGAGATTCCTTCTCCATCACCCTGGAAAACGAGTCTTGCATGACATAGCCGTAAACAGCGACAACAGATCCAATACAGAGTGTAGTGACCCCTGCAACGAGCGTAAGTGTTGACAGGGACACCTTTCTCTTTAAACCCGACTTAACTTCCTTTATTTTTGCACAATCATCTCCGAGACAGTTATCCATTTCCTATTCCTTTTTCTGAATAGGCACATTCAAAGTTTTATCCTGTTACGAAAAAATTACCCTTAGTGTGCCTGGATCAAATTTCGGTGCATCATCTCCGGAATCTATGATTAAAGCAACAGCAAGCTGATGACTAAAAAAAAGATTTCCTGATTGATCCCAAATCCCAAAACCTACAACTGTACCCCATGCGTCCCCCGACGGTGCAGGAAAAAGAATTGTTGATATGTTACTCGATATGCCATCGCCTGATTGGGGTTCCGTCCAGTAAGAAGCTCCGGGTCCGTACAGAACTCTCTCATATTCAGCCGCAGATGGCTCGACACCACCGACACCGTACTCATTAGGCATCGTTGTGAATAGGCTTATGTGTATCTCTGTTGGCGCAGTAAGAGATACCGACCTAAAAATATAATTAGCTATAGCTGACTCTAAAAAGTTTGATGCTGACATATCTATCTATTACCAAGTTTAAAAGTTTATGACAAGTCAAATGTTTAACTTCTTGCTGTTGTCCAGTCATGAGTTTGCAAGCATGTGTACCCATCGCGGCTGCTGGTCAGTGTTACTCTTAACCCTGGAGGAAGCGTAACCCCTCCATTATCTGCCAGTTGATCCGCCTCGGTGTAGGTATAACTTAGACCAGTTAAACCAGATTCCGTGCGCAACAGCCCACCACCGCTTGTGTTATAAAATTTTAATTCATAGGTTGTTCCTGCTTCAGCGGCACCGACATCCGTATCAGTCTGGTACCAGGTTTCAATTGTGTTAAGTTTCCGATTCCTGTGGTTCCAGCTAACAGACAAATCACCTGTAAAATTAACAGGATAATACTCGTTCTCCAATCTCCAATTTCCGGGGGGATACGGTTTTAAACCCCTTGAATCAAACGTTATCAACCGGGGTGTGCAAAGGGCTAAATCCAGGGTGCCGCCTGTTGACTCCGGCTGCGCTACGGTCGTAACAGTGCCACCAGCAGCTGGACATCTCTTGCTCAACTGAGCTGCCCACTGAACACTCCAAATGCGGGTTCCGATAGAACTGTGTACAGCGGGTACAGTGTCCAACAATCCTCTATGAATATTATTAAAGGTTATATAAACTCCACCTGTTATAGTGGATGTTTCATAGGACATGAATTCTCCGTCACAATAAAGCAACCCGCTAAGTTCACGCGCGTTTGCATCTTCCTCTTCCCATAAAGACAATCCGGACTCGATCTCAACTGTAAAAGAAGATGTAGAAAACTCTTGTACCAATCCAGGTGCTTCGTAAATAATTGCCGTGGGTGCAAAACCATTGTCGTCTACGTGCAGTGCGTGACTGTTACTGTACTTGTCGTAAAAATCATACCCTTTTGAATAATTTGATGGAGCCACAGCCAAATACAGCTGGGTTGCCATATCCGCCTCTTCTGCGGATGCTTCCACATACCCCAGAATACTACGTAAGGCATAAGGAGCCTCAATCTGCAGGTAAGTAACAATATCCACAGGGCTGTCGTCATACACAGCAGCGCCCGATGTACCACTGCTGTCGTAAATAGTAGCGTTCCCACTGCTCACATCTTCAACAGCATCGATATAAATTCTGCTATCAGTTAAGGACCCAAGGTCAATCTCAATAACCCTGAGAACGGCTTCGGTAATACCGCGATCGGCCCAGGAAAACCTAAAGGGATCTCCGGGTGTAAGATTAAAAGCATCTCTGTCGCAATAAAAACTAACCTTTAACACAGGAGCGGCCAATACATTCATATCACGGATTGCTACCCGCCCTGCGACATCATGAGTACAGATCCCAATGTATTTCTTTTCAATGCTGATGATCGCGCCCTGCATCTGCAAATTACCTGTATCGTGGGCAACAACAGTCCGCTCTTTTCGAGCAACGGCATCGTAATATACCACATGCAATTCATTAGCAGTTTCCTCGTAACTTGGCTTAGAACACTCTGTAAGGGTAATTATATTCGATTCATCAAACAGAGGTAATGCCGCGGGCGTATAGTCTGGTCTCAACAATTTAAGCTTAAATAAACCTGTAAGAATATCGTAATACAGCACTCCATCTACATGCCTGAGAATTTCTTCGATCAAATCCTCGTACGATTTTCGGTTATCCCACTGCAAGCTAAGACCAAAATCTTCATCATAAAGTGTTTCTGCTACCTCGTTAAAACTATCCATACCAATAAGCGATGCCGACAACGCAGCTCCCCAATCCTTGTTGGTAACAATTTCATAGATCATATTGGCTGCATTCGCGTAACCGCCAATATCAGCGTAAGCTGCGGAAGGTGCTATTGGAAGCCTGCGCACAAAGAAAGACATCCTCAAAAGTGTAGAGCTATTCCCGATATACATGTGCTCAAAAATAACTGCTGTAGTCCCGTAATGGTCTGGATACTCAGGGCTAACAATGTTCAAGAGATAATTGTTCTGAGTGCTTACGTTAGGATCACCGGGTTTGAAGGAAAAGGTACCAGTAACACCTCCGGCATCATCCCCCTTGTGGAAATTTGGCTCATTTATTTCGTAGGATGTGTCAGAATCAGCAGTCCCCTCCCATAAGGAACGTTCATCAAAAAAAATCGCCTCCATAACCGACTTACCGGAACACAACGCGGCGTGCATCCCTATGTAATACTTGTATCCTATGGTTACTTTTTTGTCCGAAAACCATCCAGTTTTGATTTTCTTCTTGATAGGAACTACCTCTAAATCACCGTACCAAATTACATTCGGCGCTTTTAACTCAACTAAGCCCCAAACACAAGGAACTGGTCTGGCCTCAGAAACAGTGGGAAAATTAAAGTCCCCCAGACCAGATGCCTTAGCATCCTCTATGTCTGGTTTCGGCCTTAAAAGTTCTGAAACTACAGCCAAAACTAATGAAACTAAAAAAGAAATTAAAATCGACATTTTTCACAATCCTATAACAAATGGATTCCGGTTAGGTACAAAAGGATACCCTCCATACCTGCGAGAGTTTGAAAACTTATCCACACAGGTGTCAAAAGTATGGCTGCATCCAGCACTAACAGTTATTGAGGAGCTACTTGTTAGCTGATCTATCAGAGCAGTAACAGTAATCTGGTCTCCTATATGGGAAGTAATCATACGGTATTTATTATTGAACCTGAAATAGCCACCACTAAACCAGCCGTCATCGTAGCTTGCAAGTGCTGTCGAATAAAGATTCAATCCTGAAATAGAATAAAGAGTTGTATTTACAGAGAACGTTGTTTCGGAAATACCACAAGGGATTCCGTACAAAACATGATTGCACATGTACTGGTATTGAAGTCTGGGCCCTGTTTTATTCAATGTCGTGGCGAAACTATCACAAGATAAGACTGCTTTGTCCTCTTGCCACGAGGCACTCCTTACTCGCCCTGCCCATACAATAACGGATTCTTCATCCACATCCGTTACGTGATACCTGTAGATGGTTAAGCTAACTGGGGTTTCTGGCGGAAAACCATCAAAAAGCAAAGCTATAGGAAAATCTACAGGAACGTCTATAAGTAATTTTCCCCCTGTAAGCTTCGTTGTCCAGCGAACCTTTGTTCTTTCTATAGGCGTTGGTACATAGAGTTGAGATGCGACTGTTAAGGCTCTCGTCGCACTCGTGTAACCGTACACTTGCCCGCCATGACTAAAAAGATAAAGCTCGGCTGGAGCCCCGCTATGAACCGAAGTTTCTACTGCACTATAAGACATTTATCACCTGCACTGACATCGAGCAAACAGCCTCGTCTGCATTTGTATATTGGATATTCACTTCATCACCTGCTAACCGAACTGAATTCAGAAAAGATATAAGCGTAAAATCTCCAACATTAATATCAAAACCCCAAGAAGTATCCAGCGTGATTGTTTCCTCAGCGCTGCTGAGTTCCTCGCTATCAATGATCTGAGCAATATAATCTAAACCATTGGTATGCTTCAGATACAGATGTGTTCTGTATGGATTCTGATTAATGAGCCTACTGTACCCAATGTTACGGACTGTCATAACCGTCTGGCTTTGGGGTAGAACATCAGTCATTGTGAAATCATTACGCCACGTAGGAACCCAAAAAGGTTTCACTTTTCCTGCTAAACTCGCAAGCCAACCCTTGAAATCCCAAATCTTAGTCCGACCGTTGAGATGAAAAGAAAGGGGAAAAATTTCATCGGGGTAACCGAAACGATCTCTATAGGCAACAACCCCGGTTAACGGATCTAAAAGATGCATTAACCGTTCAGACCTTTCTGTCCAGCCCGCTGTTACTGCTGGCCGCATTTCCACTACATCATAGGTTTTGTACTGGGTAAACGCTGTGAACGCATGCTCATATGTATCAGGATAGTAATCAAAAAATACTTTGTTTTTTGAGAACCCAGACACGAATGTAGTTCGTTCAAAATTCGGTTGCAATTTGCAAAGATGAAGGGGTGTGACCGTGGCGCCATTTGCATAATTGTTGGTTAAAGAATACCCTGTCTCTAAGGTAATAGACCCAACGCCCACGCTTGTGATATTAAGCGCCTCAAAGTTCTGGAGACTGTCAATAATAAATGCTGACCACCCAACACTAAAATCTCCGTAATCTGTATTGACTGTGATTACACTATCCCCTGCGTTGTGTGCAACCGCTGTTTTTCTTTCTTCACTCCAAACGGGAACACCAAACAAACTCGGTTGCCAACCGGCAAGTAATTGGTTGAGCGAAGATTGGTCAAACAAGGTGGTAGGAAACGCTGTTATTTCTTTAGTAATTCTCGGGTCCAACCTATTCCTTATCCGCTGCTCTTTACCATCGTATTTCCGCAATACGCTGGTAAGCCAGGAGTATGTTTCAGTGTAAACTGCATCAGTTTGAGGGGGGTAAGGAAAGACAAGAACCCTCGTTCCGGTAACAAGGAAAACAACAGTATCTCCGTTCGAAAATGTAAATGTAACCGTGTTGTTAATAGTGGGGGCGCCAAGCAAGCTGAGTACAGTTGAAAAGGTTATCTCCTCTGTAGGGGAAAAATCGTCGGTCTCAACAAGCCCCACAATAGAAGTCCCTCCCGCTCCAGTGGTTGTAATATCGTCAACAGTTAAAACAGGTTCGATATAGGCATTCCACATGTAAGTATCTTCTGCTATATCTGCAACTACGAATTCTGCATCAAACGGGTTTGGTTCAATCCAGATCCGGTTGTAAACAAAATCCATAGCGAAATTGGGTAAATCAGACGAGGCCACAACGGTCTGGAGATCCGTACTCTCGCGGTTACCGTAACCATTCTCCACCTTATGGTTAAAAGACCCGCACACAACCTCAAGGTCCACAGCGGAATCAACAGCTAAAGGTAAAGATTCTCCCGCTAATAAGAATATACCAAAAACGTCAGAAAAATACGAGTTGGGTACACGGGTTAAAAAACTAAGCTTTGATAGAGAATCGGAAGTAACGCTGAATGTAATATCCCCATCCATATTTATCCTAAGTTTTAGTTTAAATTTGAGTTTGAATTATTGTATTCTTATGGCAAACCATCGATCTGACTCCAGAGTCCCATCAGGAAGAATCAAAAATTTATCATTTCCGTACTCAAGAATTGTTCCAGGGGTTTCACCTACACAATTACAGCTATAAAAAGGTGTTGTTGCGAAAGGTTGAATGTAGCTGTCCGCAGGTCTCATCACTGAGTAAACAGTTTTCATGAGATGGTAACGACCCCCAATTGTTCTCGATATCTTTAAATCTTCAAAGTTCGGATACGAAAGTTCTGACCCTGAGTGATCTGATCCCTTTGTCCAGTAGTGATTCTCGTAAACAGGGTCTAAGTGTTCATCCCCCCATACTATTTTTCCTGCCGACTGCTGTGTTGTTGTCCCTTGCTCGTAGAAAAAAAGAGAAGTATAGGGTTTAGTTGAATAAGGAGCTGCAAATGTTCTGTACACCTCCCATGGGTAACACGTGGTAGAGGCACTGTTGTTTATAGGCGAAAAACACCTTAAGATCAAGTTTCCATCAATCGGCATTGTTGCGTCTAACGGAACAACAGAGCCAAAGCAAAAATGTTGGTGATAGAAATTATCGTGTGTTATCGCCATCCAAATAAACTTATCATCTCCAAACAAGTACATCTTAGGGATAGCCAAGTCATGTGTTATCCGAATCCCCCCCGTACCAGTCTGGTAACTACCACACGCTTCAAAAGAGTTATTGGAATCCTGGTGCCACGGAGCATACCGATTCCCTGTGGCGTCATAAGTTGTATTTTTTACAGCTCCCAAACCAAGAGCATAATCCGTAGGATCATGCCCCGCCACCCCCCCGCGAGGGTTGTAAGTGCTGACACTTTGGTGGAAATTATGCAACATGAACTGAAAGATAAGGTTCTGTGCCCCTCCCCATCCGGGAGAACTTAGGTGAAAAAAAGAATAGTATGAATCCGGGGTTCCCTGGAATCCATAAGGTTCTTCGAACTGTTCATAGCGTTCACCAGAACGAAAACCTGATTCTGTCCAACCTGCGGCCACTGCAAATGCTCGGAGTTTCGCAACAACGTCTGTTATTCCGCTTACATTCGTATGTATTTCATAGTTAGGATAAAGCACTATTTTATACCTCCTCCACGGCGTAAAAGTTATAAACCCCACCGTTTGCCCCACCGTAGAAAATTCGATACGTTTTGCTCCCCTGAACAAAGGTGCTTTCCGCTGTCAACGACTGCCCCCGCGCAACGAAGATACCATCTAATTGGGTGAGTAAAACGTCGTTTGCCTCCTCTTTTACGTAGACTGGCCATGTCATTAGTAACCCATCATACGTAGAAGCAACCGGCTGTATGTTGATATCACCCTGTTGGGGAGCCATAAACAATTCGTTATATTTATAAACACCACTTGTAGAACGCAAAAGCATATAAGTCCCAAGAGACGAAGAATTGTAACCTCTATGGACAGAATACCTATTCGAAGCGTAAAGGTAATCGTACACATCCCCTCGTTCTCCGATGGCCATGTTCGGCCTCGGATAGCTGGACGGTGGATCTAAACGGTAAGCAAATCCAGTATACGCCGATGTGTAGCTTGAGTCCGAGCATCTCGCGACCATAAAAATCCTCTGTTTATTAGCGTATAGCCACATAGGAAGAATCGAATCGGAAAACGGAGCTGTAGGCAACTTCGAAAAACATTGGTTACTTGTGTCATATGTCCCCATACCAAACCCATCGAGATTCACATGCCAAAGTGTTAATGGATCGCTGTGGTAAACATTTAACGCCCACCCCCACTTTGACGTAGAGGTATTCTTCCACTCCCTTATACCTATAAGTATTTCTTCTACCCCTGAAATCCCTGTACTTTTCAAAACACAAGCACGTGTTTCGTCTCCGTGAGTAGTTTCTACATTAGATATGTTTCTCGCATTATCCCACAACCTGACTTCCCAATCGCCCCTGTCAGGATCTGTTACATACTCTTTATAGTTCATTACCAATGTGGTACCTGTTGCAGGGGCTGCATCAAACTCCAAAGACCATGTACCATCCTTTGCTACGGAACCGGCAGTCACCCCAGTTCCAGTAATAACACCGTCAGCATCAGCGTAAGCTACGTACTGATTGGCCCAAAGATCATGGCCTTTGGTCACTACAAAATCGTCAACTGTCACAGATACTCCAGAATCAATTGCCCGATGAAGCTCAATATCAACAGTAACTTCACGCCCATTACGCAAAGGGAAACTCCCTACAAGCGTATAGGAGCCCGCTCCATCTTTTCCATAAAATTCAACAACAGTGTTTATTCTTTTTAATTTCAACCCACCATAAGCTGAAGTACGAGCAGAGGCAACGATAGATGACAGGTTATCACTGAAATTAGACTGACCAAAAAACTTAGCGCCGTCGTAGACCCCGGCATAACATTCCACGTAATTATCCGCATCAACTGAGAACCGTAGACCTACACCATCGGCGTCATCTGCCAACCCCGATAGGCTGCTGAAATCGAAAGATATTTCACAATCATCAAGGACTCTAAAGTTACTGGATAACACAACGGAATCTGCGGAACCAGTAGCAGCTATCGCTAATGCTAAATCTCCCGCAGCAGATGAAGAACCATCCGTCCCGTTGTCAACTGTCCATCTCGTAGTATTCAGCGTCGCAAAATCATCATCAGCCGAAGCAGGTGAAACTGTGGTCCCGTGAATTACAGCAGCTCCATACCGGTGCACACTTGTGTTAGACAAAGTTCCAGAGAAGCCGGTCTCACTACTGTCTGGTGTTCCAAGTGACTCCCCTTCCACTACAGTACCCGTAGCATAATCAACTAAGGCATCCAAAGCGCCACAAAAATCAAAAGCTGTTTTGGTTGTGAATGACATTACGCAAGCGCTCCTTTGTTCTCTCTCATGATATTTACGATTAGTTTTTCACCCTCTCTTGTGCTAAGGTAACTCTTTGTCATCGCGGGGTCAAGAACATTTACTATTTTTGTTCCCCCTTGGCTTGGAGCGGGGCTAATTCTATCGGCTATCTTATCCATGGCTTTGTCCATGCTACTCCCCAAACCCTCAATCCGTGCGGGGATTGATCTACCGTCCGGAAGGGGGACAATCGCTTCTGGATATTGGCCTTCCCCTATAAGACCGACTGTCGGCTTGCTTATATTTGTAGCGCCTGAAGCAAACCCCTGTAGAGGTTGAAAATGCCCATCCCATATTGCACCGTTTGCTGCAGCAGAGCTACTGAGTACAGAAGCTCCTATAGATACCAGGCTCCCAACCCAACCACTACCGCCCTCTGTACCGCCGCTGTCACTACCCAACGCAGCTTTCATGACCTTAACCATAGTCAGGTGGATCATCATCTGCGCTGCATCAGCAATAATAGATTGGAGTAGGGAATTGAAATCCATCTTTCCAGTGGCGACGAACTCAGAAAGAGACTCTGTCATCTTCTCAAAAGAGGAGGAAGCGAACTCGGAGGCCTGAGAAAAAACATCCGAGGCATTTTCTAAGTAACTGTTTACTCCGTTATCAAGACCACCCCAAAAATCCTTACTGGCCTCGGCTTGCTGCTCAAAACTCTTCTCTGCATTTTCTGTTATCTTAGCATACGCCTGGTCTACCTTTTCCACCGCAGCATCTAACTCTTTACCTTCGTATATGCTACCAAGCTCGGCCTTTTTCTGATCCCTTTCTAAGTTTATACCTCTTAGCTCTCTGCTTTGGTCTTGCTTCTTCGGGGCTTGAGTTCGAATGGACAGATCAAACTCAACATCAGTCATTTTTTCGTTTGAAGCTTTGACTATTTTTTCCAGTTCCTTGCGCAACCCCTCGGCTCTACCTATATCTTCTAAACTAATCAGTTCATTGAAAACCTCACGCTTTGCTTCTACCGCAGCCAAAGAAGCGACGACACCGGAAATACTGTCATCCATCTGACGAAGCTGAGTATCAGTTTTCTCGACCCCAGGAATCTTCAGCATCTCGGCACGTTTGTCTTTTAGCCGACCCACTTGCTTGGTAAGAGCTACTTCCTCCGCGTCGAACTCTTCTTCCTGAAGCTTCCTTTTTTCGTCTATGAACTCAGATTCAGCAATCAAACCGGCTTTTTTCTTGGCCTCAAGCAAGCGTCCTTCCTGCTTAATTGAGGCCATTGTCAAAGTCTTTTCCCTGTCTATTTGGCTTTTACGTAGGTCAAGAGATGTCGCAATATATTCCTTTTGCTTTGTTACATCCGTAACAATCTTATCAGAAAGACGCAGTGTAGTCAGCTGGCTAAATCTCTTTTGTGCAATGTTTAACTGAGAGTTAAGAGAAGCGACCTCGTCCCTCGCTTTTTCCGCGGCTCCTTCTGCGCCTGGTACAGCTAAATCCTGTCCAGCATGGATCTCTGCCTCGTTGAATATTTCAACTGCGGCATCCCTCTCCATGGTTAGAAGATCAATGTTGTCTCTAACCGCTTGGCGTTTTATCTGATAAACCTTATCCTTGTAATCTTCCTCGGCAATCTGCTTGGACTTATGCAGGTCTCCCAACATCTGCAGTTCAAAAGAATCCTGTTCTTTCTTCTCATTCTGTAGCAGCTTAGCCTCAGTTATCGCATCCAAATCACCTACTCTGTAAGCCTTGGCCATTGCAGCTTTTGTTTTCTTGACCGCGGATTCAGCAGCCTCCTGCTCGGCTTTCCAGGCTCCGGGATCACTCAGCATCCTCGCTTTTTCTGCACGTAATTCCCTGAACTCTTTTTTTAAAGAAAAAGCCGCCTCTCTGCTTCGCTTAAAATTTTCAACCATTTCAGAGTTATTCGGGTGTTTCTTTACATTCTTTGCCAACTCTAATGTTTGCTCGTTTAAATCCGCTAACGTTTCAGTAACCTTGGCTATTTTCTTATCAAACGGAGCAGCCATTACAGCAACTTCTAAACTACCGTAAACACTTTCTAATCTGGTAACATCTTGAGCTTCCTGCAAAAGTGCTTTACTTTGCGGCGTACCGAACCAACCTTTAGTCCAGTCCTGTCCCTGCCTGGGGTTTTTTCCTAATGTACCGGCCTTCTGCTTTTCATAAAGCTCTGCTGCATTTAAAGAAGCCAGCACAGTTTCGTCAACGTCGACAATAACATCTTTTAGACCCACATAAATATTTTCTATCGTTTTGGCAACAACTGCGGGGGCTGAAAATAAATCCACAAGATCCTCTGCTGCACCCATTAAAAATCCAGAAAGCCCGGAAAGACCCCTTGACAGCGTTTCAACTGTTCCACTATCAGCGAGATCCCTGAGAGAAAGGATAAGGCTTTTTAAATCTTCGGTCCCAGTTCCTTTTATTGCCGCTTTTTGCCAAGCAGCTTTAGTTTCATCCCAGAGAATCTTGTTAGTTTTAGCGAGATCCTTGTACATACTTGCTACAAATGATCCTTCTTTTTGAATCTCCTTGAGAATCTCAGCCCTCTTAGCTAAAGAAAAATTCCCCAACTGCATCTGTTCGTCGATTCTTTTTAGATCATCGATGCTAATGGCCGTGAGCATGGAACCCGCCGAAGCAGCGCGAAGAGAAAATACGCTGGTCAGAACTTTCATCCTATCTGAATCAGGAAGGTCTTTTATTGTAGCTGAGAAATTGGAAAACAATTCTGTTAGCGTAAGCAAGCTTCCATCTTTAGCGAACAAACCGAAATCTATGTGCATGTCTTTAAAAAGCTTTCTGGTTTTTCTCGTTGGGTTTTGTAGCTGTCTTATCGCGGTTCTAAGGGACGTTGCTGCTTTAGTCCCCTTAATACCCATATCACTCATAATACCAAGACCAGCAGCAATCTCAACAAATGAAGCTCCCGATAACTTAGCAAGCTCAGATGTATATTTGAACTGGCTCAACATCTCTTTGATATCAAGTGTTGCATCCAGAGAAGCATAGCCAATAATATTTGCTGCATCTGCTAATGATCGCAACCCCCGATCTGTGCCCACCATTTCAACAGACCAAGCCCTGTACTGAGACATAAGCGCGGAGGTAACTTCGCCCAGGCCTTCTTCCGCAACTGTCGCTAATTGCGCAATTGTCTTGACTTCTTCCAGTGCTGTTGACGCATCGAAACCAGCTTTCATTAAGACCTTAACACTATCTGCCAACTCGTTTGGACCTTGAGCCACCCCACCTATTGCTAAGATACCGTCATACAGATTTCCATAGGTCGCAGTGGTATCCTTGGTCGCTTTCCCCAAAGAAACCATATATTCAAGTTGGTATTCAAATGAGGACGCCGACTTTAACCCTTTTACAGCAGAGGTAACAGCAGCAAAAGTAGCCAACATAGGTAACATCGAACCGTAGGTTAACCATAATGCGCCCAAACCTCCGGAAACACCTCTAAGAGCACTGGTAAACTTATTCGCAGAGAACGCAGCCTGATTTGTTGACGCAGTAAACACCTTCTGCGCCGTTATCGTTTTGTACTCTTCCTTCGTTATAAGCCCTAACCTCCGTGCTTGCGTGGCCAGAGCCTTGTTATTTGCGTGTATAGCTGCTAACTTCTTATCAGAGCTGCTGATCCCCAGTGCTTTAATCCGTACTCCCTCAGCAAGCGCCCGATTACGTGTCTCTAACGCCGCTGCTTCCGCCCTCGCATTCGTAACAGAATCAAGACTCGCAGGGGTTAACTTAGTCCTTTTCTCGATTCTGGTTGCTCCTAATTGTGCAGCCATATTAGAACGTAAAGAAACAGTACTCTCTTGTTCAGCTATAGCAAGTTTAGTATAGCTTGCAGCCAGGACATCTACCGCAGGGATTTCTTTCTGAATTCCAGCGATGTCAGCGTAACGAGCTTCACTTATCAGCCCTTTTTCAAGAAGAAGTCCGGCAGCCGCGACGGTTTCGGCCTTCATCGAAGCAATAAGTGCACTCTTAGAAGCCGCTTCTACAGTGGCAAGCTCAACTTGAACTGCCATTTCTTTATTGAGAAGATTTGTAACTCCGATTAAAGCCTGATCTGTAACAAGCTGCTGCCTTTTAACTGCGGAAAGCGTCTCCATTGAGATCAGCAATTCTTTCGCCGATGCCTTTTGTTTAGCGTGGGCGGCATTCACTTTCTCAACCTGGGCGCTACTTCCAGACAGTGCTTTTGCATACGCGGAGAAACTGGAGGTTAGCACATTGAGGACAGCTTTATTTTTTGCCAGACTACCTGTAAGGTTGGCAACATCTTGCGAAGTTTTGACACTTTTTACAGAAAGGCTATTGAGGTTCACCTGCATACTCGCTGCAGATAAACTTGCTTCTTTAGCTTCTTTATCCAGAGCAGCTACTTGAGCAGTCAGCTTAGACAGATCGGCTTTTGTTGGTCTGGAGAGTACAGACTCAATGCGATCAAGGAGGGTTTCAATTTTTTGAAGGTCTCCATCCTCCGCTTTTATCGTCAGGAGTAATCCGCTCATGATAGGTTTCCCTCACTCTTTTGCTTTTTAAAGAAGTTGGCTAAGTAAACGTCATCCATTGCTGCTACAAACCTGAGTAGTCTCGAAAAGTAGCGTGGACCGTGGACAAAGTCTAATCTAGCATATGATTCAATTTGGGGAATACTCAGAGGCTGTGGTCCAGTGTATGCGAACTGCCTTCTTTTATGCAGCATAGAAAAAGCAGACCAATATGTTACTAATCTCGGGGGGATAACTGGACGCCCTTTTTCAGCCGACGGGCCAAGTTTCTTCCCTCTCTTTTTTAACTCAGAAAAGAAGGAAGATGACTCTCCCCACGACAGATCGTAAGCCAAGGCCTCTGTTAGTTTTTTTCGTCCCTATCCTCCAACTCAACCTTATAATTGGCTATATCAGAAGCATGTTCCATAACCATTTTGCGGAAATCCTTGTGACTTAAGATCATAACAGCGTTTTCAGTGTTGTATTCCAACTGCTTTCCCTTGTAAGATAAGTTTTTCCACCCAAGAAGAATTGTTCCCGCCAGAATTTTGATTAAGATATCTTTATCTGCCTTTTCGTAAGCCTCAGCTGATAAACCCTGAGAACGTATAGCGAACGCATCGGCCTCTTCCTGAACCAACTTGAGATAGTTATCGTTATCCCTTCGGGCAACTAAAAGACTTGCGCCTCCGCCGAGATCAACAGTAATACCCTCAGTTTCTTTTCTCTCATCCGTGGCGAACTCGCTAAATATATCTAACATAATAAACAGAATCCTTTTAATTGTGTGGCTTCGGTTCTTTCTTTCAAAGAACACTAAAGCCACCATGTTAAGTCATTGAGCTATTAAGCAGGAGCAGTACCGAATCTATCGATATAGACAACCTTATCTGTAGCCCCAGGAGCAATAGCCTTGAAATCTGTAGAAAGCATAACATCGGCATCTTTGCCAGAAGCCTGTATTGTGGGTATCCCGAGTTTACACTTATTGAATACAAAAGCGTACCCATTCCCCAACACATCCTGGACAGGAAACTCAATTGATACAGTCGTGTTTGCTAATGCCTTATCGTAAATATCCCCGTCGTTTAGATAAATCTCTAATGTCCCCTCTACAGCATACGTACTCCGACCGATTCCTACATTCCCCAAAACACTTAATCCTGCCTGCCCCCTTAGTTTTGCGTCAATCGATACGTTCGCAGATTTTACGAATGTGTTCGCAAGAGGATCTCCATCAAGCAGTATGTTACCAACACCTGTTACAGCGTTCATGATGCCGTAAGCATTCGCAGCATCAGCAGCGCCACCAAAATGGGTAGCGTCACTCCTCAAGGCATCAGAGCCCATAAAGTCAAGACTACCTGTTAAAAGCGCACCTGTAGCCAGCGACAGTGACAGCTTGGAAGCCGCCATTCCCCTGTAGGCAAAAAACTGTGAAACATCGGAAAAATTCTTCTGAACAGTGAATGTCTTTAGTGCTGCAGATCCCAAAGTCAATCTGGAGCCAGTGATACTGTAAGTCGTGTCAGTTTCGTCAACAACTGGATAATCAGTATCAAAGGTAAGAACATCCGATGTGGCAGTGGCAATCCTGAAAACTCCCAGATTCAGCTCTGTTCCGTCACCAATAAAAGAAACCCACTGGCCGTCAACAAAATCATCGAAATCACCCGCTGTACCCGTTGCGGTATTCCCGGCCTCTGCAAAAGTTACAGTTGCCAAGGCCACAACGCCATCTGTACCCGCCTCTGTGTAGGTATTGGCGAGTAAGGCCTCAAAAAAAGGATCATACTCTCTGTACTGGAGCTCAAGGTTTACCCCTCCCTGGGCGGTCGCACCGACGGGGACCAGATCAGAAACCTGCATTGTAGAATTAATCTCTTTGGACTCTTCTAACGTAATATCGTAAGCAAGAGACTCTCCTGTCATTCTTAAATTTTTAGGCGTACCTACTGAATCGATAACCCCGAAGGTCGCCTCTTCCAGGTACGATAACTGAGTTGAACTTGTGCCTGCCAGCATAACAATTTCCCCCTTTGCAATTAAGTGATGGAATCAAACTGGAAAGGCACTGTGGTAAACCACGACTGCCACCCCACCGCTGGTTCCTGTTTTCTGCATGTAATCCCGTACAACCGAATCTCGCCAACAATTTGAATAGCAAATGCAGCTCGCACGACATCAAGCATATCAAACAAAGGCTTAGACCCCTTCCCGTTTCTGGCGTACAGATCAGTGTGAATCTCTCCGAATCCTCTCTGCAGAGGGTTGGTCCCGTTCATATCTCCTTGCTTAAAGCCAGATAAGCCGACAGAAAATAGAGCAAAAGGCTCTACCTGTTGGAGTAAATCCGGCTCTTGAACACCCTCTCTAAACAACTCAGCCGTCCCCGCTTGAGCAGTCCATACAGCCTCTATTCGGCTGCTTAAAATTACCCTTACTGAATCTGATGTTGTCATTTTATATCAATTCCATTATTCCAGAGTCTGATAGCTTAGCAATGACAAGCTGCCGTTGCTGCGCCTCGCTTAATATAGCCATCCTTGAATTAAACCAACCAACAGTTCTCATTACCATATGCCCCGGCCTATTAACCCTTCTTAAATAATTATTGGGGTTTTCCTCAAGCATCTCGACATAGGAACCTTCAAACAGATCTTCAGCATTATTACTCAAAAAAATAACTTTATCAAGAGCAATCTGTAGGACTTTATCGCTATTACGTTTTTTGGCTTCGTCAACAGCCGTTGGGTGAGCTTTGCATTTTATCTGTTTTGATAGCTTAGTTTCGGAAACCGGTCCGTCATCGTCAAAGATATCTGAGATGCCAACCCTATCGTCAATGAATAGACTACTCTTCGACATGTCCAACATGTTCACCCCAATATTCCACTGAGCTGCCGCATGTCCTGTCCACTGCGGAGTTTCATCAACCAACATGTTAAAGGCCACAGTCACGTAACCCTTGAAAACATCGGTCATTTCCTTCCTAAGTTTGGCTTTTGTTACCTTAACCGCACGCTTAAACCTAAGTTTTTCAGCAGCTGAAACAGAAAAAAACACGATTATACCCTCCGTAAATGAAGCTCCCAGCTGGTCCCTGCGGCATCATCCTGTGCAGAAATAACTCGATAAGACGTCCCTTTGGCCGTGCAGATATCGGCTGGTTCCGGCTGAGCAACATCTGATTTCTTTACCGTAACTATCCGATCACTGGCCTTATACTTTGCTGCGTCTAAATTGCTGAACCTATAGTTCGTCTGCACCAACTCAAGAATTGCAGGGAAATCTTCCGGTGTTCCTGCCGTTAAGGTGTCTGTATTGACATCGTATACCCCTTGTGCAGTATATGTTACATTTACAAGCGAGTCATCCCCCAACTCGCTGCAAACCGCAGCGTTAAAACCAGCCTCTAAGCTTTCAACAGACTGGATTCTGTAGAGAATACCGGCTGAGGACAGTATTAGATTGTCTCTTGTTGACCGAGGTTCGGTAGGAGACATATAAATATTACAGAAATTAAAAAATAGAGTGGACTCCATCTCGTCTTTATCAATCTTTCTCCAAACAGCATCCCCGTAGAAAGGAGTAACGGTACCCGGAATCGGATCTGTTAAAAAATCAACAGCAGAAGCCTCCCGATAACTATCACCACAAGGGTGGATAACTACATTTTCTCGAACAGCATCCCCCTGGAAAAAATCAATGGCAACTCTTCCAGTTATAAACCTATCGTCGCCAACCCTTACGATACCTCTGTCCGGAAGGACAACCGTTGATGCCGAAATAAACTTTCTCCAGCTCGCCACACTGTCACGAACACTACCGTCATATGGGTTTGTCTGCCCTAAAAAGAGCAACTCGCCAGTATAACCGTCGTAAACTGGTAACTTTTTGTGAGATGAAACAATAGCCGCTAAGTCTACCATTAGTTACCTATGTTCCTGTTATTGGGTCAGAAGATGGTGTCGACACCTGCAACACGTTCCTTGTGGTTGCTGCTGCTGACGTTACCGCATCCGGCAGATAATCTACATACGCGTCCAATAATGCTGCCCTTGCACGGTCATACTCCGTGTCAATCCTCGGGATGGCATTATCGAACGATGTTGACGTATGCCTGAGAAACGATGCCTTTCCTTCTGTGGAAGACCGAACCGCAAATTGCGGAAGTGCTGCAAGACATACCTTAGCCACTGCATAAGTAGCAAAGAGACTCACAGCATCTGCAAAACGCGCTGCACCAGCGTCGGTATCAACAAGAGCATCAGCCGTAGCGTAATCCTCCACTATGGTCGCACAAACACGGTACAGGTCTGCTTTTAATGCCAGTGTATAAAAATGATCGTTTAATACAACGTTCGGGAGTTCGTTAGCGCTAACCCCCAACAGAACCCGTACACTGTTTGGTGTGGTATAATCGCCTAACATTTTTGTATCAATCCCCGTTTAAGCTGGACATCTATCCACGATCCCAATTCAACCAAAACTCCGTGCCCATCCTCAGGAATCATAATGCCATCAAAAGGAGCATACATAGGTCGAATAACAGCCCTAACCCTGATAACCCCATCAGGAATCACCTCCGGTGCTGCTTCAACAGGAACCTCGACTACTGGTGCAGCTTCGATAACAGAAGCCGCACTATCTTTCTTTTTCTTCGACATAAAAATTTCCTCCGCTACATTCAGGATCGACCTTTAATTATATTGTGAGAGAGAGTACGTCAAAGGCTTCATCCCTTAAACGATAGGCGATCTCAGAAAAGTCAAACCTAAGCGCACTTGACCGTCTTAGGACAAACTGTTCAACAGCAGAGTAAGCCGCGGCGCTATTCCTGATTCTTACGATAGCACTACGGGCATCCAAACCCATAAGCGTATTTGCAGTCCAACCGGCAGAATCATCAACAATAAATAACTGTACATTTTCCAAGAGTCTGTTCATCAAGGAAAACTGAGGTGTCAGCGACCCGGGGACATGCTGGTTCGTATTTGTAGTCTGCAGTGCTGCTTCCATCGACAGCATACCATCGATATCCGTTACGACATGGGTGAGGTGCCTCTTGTAATAATTATTCACCAGCCACTTAACAAGAGCTTTCTTTGTGACATCCCCTGCCACTGTAATTGCCGCATCATATGAATCAGCCTGTGTTACAGCAAGAGCCGACTGACCCATATCCTCATCGCCGTTTAAACAACTCAAGAGATAGTCATAAGTACGAGCATTCCTCTCAACAGCCAACTGACGCTCAACAACCATAGACACGAAATCCAGCGTAGTCGAACTAAGCGCCTGGTCAGAAACTTCCATACCTATGGACATTGTGGGCAGTGACCTGGCTGTGTCGGCAGTTGTGATGGATAGCATTGTCTGGGGCGGTGCAAGCTGTGAGATAACTTTGGCCCGAGTCTCGGCACCCGTAACGTCAACCACTGGCTGCTCGACACGGTTACTTGTGACATTAATATCTGAGGCAACCATCTTATCAAATGCCATGGGATCGGTCTCCCTATCCACAGCAATTTCGCTCTCAATAAGTTCGAGTATAACAGCTGGATACAGAATACGTGATGCGGGATTTGCATCGGCAACTGCTGCCGCATTCAGTTCTGCTCTCCCGGAAAGTATATCATCCAATGTTGGGGATTTCAAGCCGAATTCCTTATTCCCACCAACCAGTAAACCAGAGCTCGCACACATCTGCTCAAAGGTAGATGATTTGGCCTCAGACCCCGTAGGATAAGTTCGATTAATATACTGGGGCACGGATAATCCCTTATCAACCGCTGCTTTGTAAATACTTGGTGATAATACAGCCTCAACACGCTGGCCATCAGCGTTTGTAAAAGTTGGCATAATACAAATCCTTTTTTCTTTGATTTAGGTTATTCAAAAACAATAGACAGTAAACAGTAAACCGACTTTAACAGACGCGTTCAATCACGCAAGTGTCGCCTACTGCGCCGGCAACTCCAAGAGAAATAACTCTCCACGAAAAGAAAGTAATGTCCTGTGAGGTTGCCTTGCAAACCTTTGGTCCGGAAGTTGTTAGAGCTGTACCCGCTGCAACAGGGGTACCGACTACAACATAATCACCGAGTACAATTGTACCAGTCCCGGCCGTTGCTTGCAAACCATCGCAGATACAAGCCATACGATCATTCGTTTTCACAGATCCAATGGTGAAACCATCCTGTGTCGCGGGCTCAATAGCGACAACGCAACCCTCAATCTGGGCACCTGCAGCAGACAACGCATACTCAGATTCAGCCGTAAGACCCACCAGCTTTCCTTTGTCGTTATCAACAAGGTAATTTGTTTTTGTCCCATCCTGTGTTAAACGAGCAACGATAATATCCGAAGCAGCATTAACGTCAACCCCCATTTTAAACTTGGCCATAACGCTTCCCCCTTATTCTTATTCCTATTATTATTATTATTATTCTTATTCTTGTTCTTGTTTACTCAGTTGTTTTAGCCGTTCAAAGGAACAACCACCTGTTTACTCCGTGCCGCTTCAAATCTGGACGGCGCAGTAGGTTTTTCTTTTTCTTCCTCTTCTATAGAAGCAACACCTCCTGCTGGACACAAAGCCGCAAACAGCTCTACCTTTTCATTATAAACAGAAAGAATCACATCAGGTTCGGAATCTTCTTTCAAAGGATTCTCGGTGTTTAACGCGATACACATGTTGCCTACGGCCTTTTCCACAATAGCCGACAGTTTTCCTATAAGCTCAGATGCCGCGGCTATTTCCCTGTCTTTCTCCTCAATCAAGGCAATATTGGGATCAGGGGTATTNTCATCCTCCTCCTCGGCAGTAAGCTCGGCTGCTGCTTTAAGATCGGCATCCTCTTTCAAGAGCAAAGCATCTTCCTCTGTACCTTCCCCAGCTGCAGTACGCTTAGCTGCTGCTTCAAGCTCAGCTGCTGCTTTAAGATCGGCATCCTCTTTCAAGAGCAAAGCATCTTCCTCTGTACCTTCCCCGGCTGCAGTACGCTTAGCGGCTGCTTCAAGCTCGGCTGCTGCTTTAAGATCGGCCGAGGCAAATGCAGAAGCCATCTGGTATGTTTTTGTTTTTTTCATCGTTTGTGCTTCCCCCTTTGTTTCCTGTGTAAGTGTTGATAAAACATTCTGAAACGTATCTACTTTGTCAAACAAGCCAACCTTTACCGCTTGCTGCCCAACAAACTCCCTACCTTCCAACGCAGGTTCCAGTTGTTTGATAGACAGATTGAGATTACTGGAAACCTCACGAACAAAAACAGCCTCTGTCTCAAGCATTAATTTTAACGTCTCTTCCTCTGCTTTCTCTGTTAACGGCTCAACCGAATTGAATAACTGTTTAAACTCCCCGGTTCTGAGTATTTTCCGCGTAACCCCATCATTCTCATCCTGCTTAGAGTACTCAACGTGTTGTGTGACTACACCAATACTCCCTGCAATACCAGTTGCAGAGATATACCTTTTCCTCGCTGCCGATGCTAACCAATAAGCGCCGGATGCTGCCATTTCAGCAAAACAGTAAACAGGTTTTATCTTGTCTACCTCTTTTATTAAATTAGAGGTTTCAAGTGTCATCGGCACCTGACCGCCGGGACTTGTAACATCCAGTAAAATATTGGCAACTCCGTCGTTACCAGCGGCTTCTAAAAGCGCTCTCTGGATCTCCGATTGGCTGAGGTATCCCATATATTTGTTATACCAGTTATCACTACAAACAAGAATCCCTGATATATTGATAATCCCCACACCGTCGACAACTGATAGGATTGGCGAGCAGGTTTCTGCCTCTTCGTCAGAACTGGAGACCACAGCCTCAAACTCTTTGCGCGCTTCCTGGGCCTGCGGTGTGGTCAACCAATCAAGCTGCGACAGGTATAACCGGTATGAATCCTCTGTACCTACCCAAAATGTAGCCATAGTAACACCTTCCTTCCTTCCTTCCTTCCTTCCTCTGTTTTTTAATTTAGGATTTAGAATCTTTCGGTGCGTCTCCGGATAAATCCTGGTTCAATGCCGACGTGTTGCTCTCCGGTGTTTTAACTTCCGCGCTCTGGTTGCCCAATTTAAACATCGTTCCTGACAATGGAGTCGCGCCAGGCAAAGGCAATGTACCTGTTAATTCCAACGATGCTTCCGCATCACTCATCAAGCCAAGAGATAGCAACTCCAAAATCCGCGACTGACGCATCATCTTAAAAGCTTCTAATTCGCTTTCCGGTCTTAAATCTACAGAATTGAACTTAAACTCAACGACCACATCAATACCGTACAACCTAACCGCCATGGTAAGCAAGCGGGAAAAAATCTCGTTCAACTTAAGTATAACTCCGGATTCCACAGTTTTAACAAAGAGCATTGTCTGCGTTGAGGCTATGTTAGAACTACCTACGCTTTCCAGGCCGAGGATAACGGGAGCCGATTTCGCACCAGAACTTATTTTTCCATTAATAATATTGGACAATGCCTTCCACTCTTCGCTTACCGTGGTCGTACCCGCGGTAAGATATTCTATGGTTAAGCAGTCAAAGAATACCAAAGCATCCTCAGGGTTTAAGCCGTCTATATTATTTCTAACGGTATCAATTAATACCTCCGCCGCCTCTTTCAACTTATCCGGATCAGCTAAAACCTCCGCCGGTAATGTTTTACGCCACATATCCTCAATGATCACTACCTTCACGCGCGGATGCACCGCACGGTTTGCAACCCTTCGAAGATCATTCATAAAGGTTTGCTGCGCTACTATCGGCTGAATCGAAGCCTGTACTGGAGAATCCGCCGTAGAAGAAAGTAAATCCTGATCCAGCGAAACATAAAAAAATGTGGAGATATCAAGCGGAATTTCCTCCGACCCCAAAACCTGATAGGGAATTTTCCTGTTCTTATCATACTTGAACTTTATTTTTTCTATAGATATCGGCTGCATGGCCTCCGGAAGCCGGGCTTTATTTAATAAAAGCTCAATAGCACACCCGCCTAACATCAACAATTCCTTGCCCAGGGACTCTCCAGCCGACCTAATACTTTGGTAAGCATTATATCCAACGGGGCTTGCAGCACCAGCACCTGTTGCCATCGGATCAACATTTAATAAATCAAATTTACGACACATCTGCTGAACCAACACAGTCCCATCATCGCTAATAGTCCCGTCTAAGTTCCTTGCAATTGCTAAGTAAGTGGATGACAAGGCTAAACGTAAAGCCGAAAATATCGCTGCAGAAAGATCAGGACTCGCTTTAGATAACTTGCGCAAAACCCCAGGAGTAGTCGCCGCATACCTCAAATCCGTAATGTCCAGATTTGCAAGGTTTAAATCTTCTTTCGGCAAAAAAGAATCTTTCGACTGTTTTGCCGAAGTAATATACGAAGGTAAACTCACCGGCCTGTTCGGCAATTTCTTTGGTAAAGGTGGAACCTCGATATTAGATGCCGCAGACAAAGTTTTTGTGTTTTTCCGGTTGAAGAGATTAAACACTTTACAGACACCCCCGTAAGGTTTTTTATTTTTTATTTTTTATTTTTTATTTTTTATTTTTTATTTTTTATTTTTTATTTTTTATTTTAAATTGAGTTAAAAGTTTTTCAATTTAAAGGTAGAGATTAATGGGACATTTTGCATTGCTACTCTTGGTTCTATACCTGAATTCATACAGAAAGCAAGAAAAACGTACAATAAACTGAAAAAATAATGATCTACACCCCTTGTTTTCCTCCAAACAAACTTCCCCTCCTCGGCTTCCGTTCGGAGCTGAGGAACGAAAATACGCTTCAAATCCATAAGATGCTCGGTATACGTGGAACATACCAAAGGTAAAGGGTCGAATGTAATAACGCCTTCCCTTAAAGCCGATACTAACAAATCGAAACCTCTATCCCTTGCTACTGAAATACTTCTAACCAAAGACATCGCTTTCGTAGGTTCGTCGGTGTTCTGCTCAGTAACATCGTACAGCGCAAGCCCCTTCTTTTTCGAGAATATACTTGCAAACAGCGTAGGGTGCTTCTCCTGGAGCATCATAACCGAATCCGTATATGGCAAGGAATCTACAACCCCTGCGATGACTCCGAACTCTGCATACAACTCGGCCACCCTCTTCCTTACAGAATGCAGGGGAATCATCTCCGCATGTATAACCCGCAGCGACTCTTTAGATTTAGACTTAGATTTAGAGCCGTTACTTACAGGTGCGGCGATTGTGCAAGCGCATTCCCCTCCCATATCCAAGCCCATTAGGGCAAAAGGAACTCGTGCTTTAAAGTCCTGTGACTTAAACTGGTGAGCCGATCCGCGATTAACAGAATAGGAAATATTAGGTACCAACGGCTTGTGTTTGAAAAAGGNGCTTATTTCTTCTAATGAAAGGCCTGTTTCTTTGCTGGCCAACTCCAAACCAAGCGCATCATTATAAAAATCCTGCAATCTTGAGTACCTGCCAGACCTTTCTATGAGAGAACCTGGGGTAATAATCGCAGGGATTGAGAAAGGTGATATATGATACCCGTGAAACTCAGCCTTAGAATCGTTATTCTCGCACACAAACTCCCTTGTTGTGGGGTCCAAAATGTAAGAGGATGGGAGAGGGCGACTGCACTTCGGGTTCGGACAGATCAATGCCGCTGTTTTTAGGTCAAAATCGTTCAGAATTGCGCTGTTTAGAAAAGATATTTCTGACAAATCGTGGCTATTGGAGAAGTTGGGGAGGTAGACATGCTTATAATAATCTGGTTTGAACCACTGATTACACCTCGTACATTTCTGCAATAACACATGCTGCCTTGAATTATCGTACTTTAAGGAAATCCCGTACCCTGGAACCGTAGGAGTTGATAAATAGAATTCGTCTTTTATACTGGAATGGATCAGACGGGAAATCAACTGATTGATCACATCGTGACTTTCCGCTCCATCCAACTCGTCTACCACTAAAGCATCCAAATCGATTGCGAGAACATTTGTCGTGGATGTCGCCGATGCTCCCTGACTCATAAGAAACGAGTCACCAAATTGCTTTAGTTCAGAGCTATCATTCCCTTTCTCTAACCTGATCTTTACATTTGGAGAGGCGTTAATCAAAGGGTCCAGCCGCATCTTTACGAACTTCTGTGAAAACTTTGCGCTTGGCAGGACATATGACAACTTAACTCCGGCCTGTAAAGAAACAAAGGCTAAAGCTCTACATAGATTCAAAGCGGATAGGCCTACTTGAGAACATTTTTTGACAACCTTCTTTCTACATGCGTCATCGAGGATAACCTCTTGATATTCATGGTTTAAAAAACTAAATGGTTTGCCATTCAGGATTATGTTTTCTTTTATCCAACTCGTAAAGATTAATTTTGTCTGGGCTAACCCTGCTCGGAGTCGGTCAAGATGTGATTTTATCATGATACCTCTCTAAGAAAGGTGTCTGAAGTTCAGGGAACTCCTTTAAGGTTTCCAGTAAAACACGTTCGATCCTTTTGATTGTTTCAGTCGTGTTCAGTACAGCTTGTATATCGACTAATTGCTTTAAGATCGCTGTTATTGTGTTGGCCACCTGCGCTTTCTGATTCAAAGGCGCAGCGCTTGTCTTAGCGTCGGATTGCATACCTTTGGCCAGATGCAATTGCATTATGATCTCGGCTTCCAAGTTGAGCGAATCAGTTGTAATCGGTAGCGATGACTGCAGCCGATTGAGCAAAGCTATCTTCTCTGCTTCGCTGTAAGCGTCTAAATCTATGCTGTTCACGGGTAAGTTCATGTTCCAAGGATAGGAGAAGCGGAAAATTTTGTCAAGGGGAAAGTTCGTGGAATGGAGATTTAAATTTAGGATGAAAAAGTTCAGCGAGATGAAAATTCCTGTCGGGGACCACGTTGGCCCTACGGCTACACATTCCATTGCAGGAAAAGGGTATACGTCAGGCGCACCCAACCTTTTGAGGCGCACCCAACCTTTTGAGGCGGACCCGATTTGTTGAGGCGGACCCGATTTGTTGAGGCGGACCCGATTTGTTGAGGTCAGTCATATTTGTTGAGCTGGACCCGATCTTTTCAGGTCAGTCATATTTATTAAACTGGACCCGATCTTTTCAGGTCAGTCATATTTGTTGAGCTGGACCCGATCTTTTCAGGTGGACGCCATTTGCTGAGCTGGGTATCATTTACTAAGCCAGGCAAAACTAAAACGTCAAGCCGTGGGCGGGGGAAATGCAGTAACGTTACTGCATAAAAAGATAATCTTTCTGCTTGACAAAGGGATAATCTTTATGGTATACTGTTCTTGAGGCTGGGGAAAGTCTCGGGAAAAAAAGGAATGCAGTAACGTTACTGCATAAAAAAATATAGGTCTGGGGGATAACCCTTGGGCTAATAAAAAAACAGGAGAAAAAAAAAATGGAAGAAACAAAAACAAAAGCAACAAAAGCAACAAAAGCAACAAAAGCAAAGAAAAAAGCAACACTGGTACACACCAGTTTGTACGTGGGGTACCTGGAAGCATTCAACGCAGAGAATAAGGCGCTAAAGACCACGGCAACAAGGATTGAAAAGATCGAAAAAACTGGACTGAAACTCCCAGAATTCTTCCTGGCACTTTGGGCCGAAGGATATAAGAGGCCAGCGACCTGGCCTTTGAACAGCTCTGGGCAGGCGTTAAGCCCTACAAGCAGCAAAACTCGGGCAGCACTGCCCGAAGTTAATCGGTTGGTATCCGCGCTGGCTATGCGGGAAAGTCGGCGTAAGAAAGCGGCTGAAGCTGAAAAGCTGGCAGCTGAAAAGGCTGAAGCCGAAAAAAAAGCGGCTGAAAAGCTGGCAGCTGGCGATGATGATGACGAAGGCGAAGGCGACGGCCTGGAGGGTGATGATGACGAAGGCCTGGAGGGTGATGATGAAGGCCTGGAGGGTGATGATGAAGGCGAAGGCGAAAAAAAATCGGACCCGAAAATTGAGACTTACAACAAAGAAGTATGCGTAAAGCAACTCCAAGCCTTGTTGGTAAAGGCTTATGGAGAAGAAAATATGGAGTTGCATACTGCGGCAAGCAAGTTGATAAAGCTGCTCGTATAAAAAAACACTGCAAATCGTTCACCATAAACGATTTGCAGTGTTTTAAAGAATGCGGTAACTGTTACCGCATTCTTTAAAACACTGCAAAAAAAA